GGCCGTGGCACGGCCGGCCAGGAAGAGCGCGATGCCGGTCAGGACGATCGCCGCCACCAGCAACAGCTCGGGCAGGCGCTTCACAGGAACGCTCCCACGGCGAACGCGCCCAGCGCGAACCCGATCCCCATCCCGACCGTAAAGGACTGCGCCTCGGGGCTCATCCCGGCCCACGTAGAGGCCGCCAGGGACACGATCCCCCTCCCGACCGCCCCTACCCCTGCCGCCACGTTCCCGGCCGCGTCCTTGAGCCATTGCGGAGCGTTCACGAGCGCCTCCATGCCAAGTCGAGGAGCCGGGCGACCCACCCGGCGAGGAAGGCGATCTGCGTCGGGTCGTTCCGCACGATGTCGCGGTAGAGCGCCGCGCGGGCCTTGAGGAAGGTGAGCGCCACCATCGGGCCGGCCTCGTGCGCGGCCGAGATCGTCTCGGGGCCGGGGATGCCGTCCTGCGTGACGCCCAGCACCCGCTGGAGCGTGATCACCGCGCGCCGCACCCCGGAGTTGACCGCCATGTCGAACACGACGCCCGCGAGCTCGTCGGGCAGCTCGTCGCAGCGGGCCGGCATCCAATACAGGTCGAGATAGATCGCGCGCATCTCAGCCTCTGTCATCTCGACCACCGGCCGCGGCGCCTGCCCGGTGGACGCCCGCCAGGTCTCGTAGGTCGCCTGCGTGACGCCCCACTTCGTGAGCCCGCCGCGATCGGCCGCGTGATCGGATACTCCGCCTTCGTGGGCGAGGGTGACGGCCAGCGCCTTGTCGAAGGGGGTCATGCGCCCCTCGACTGCAGGTAGGCGTTGAAGGCGAAGGTCACGATGGCGCCGGGAACCGCTGCCACCGCCGCGATCACCGCGGCCGTGTCGATGCCGGGCCGGGCCGCGTTAATCTCGGCATAGCGCATCGCCCAGAGCGTGACCTGCCAGGTGAGGACGGTGGCCGCCACCACGTAGCCGCGCCGGAACCATGCGCCCTCGTCGAGTCGAACTTCGATCCAGCGGACGAAGGCGTCGATCCTGTTCATCAGTCGCGCCCCTGCTTGTCCTGCTTGCCCTTGAGCTCACGCCAGATCGAGTCGAACTGGTCGCTCATCTCCTTCCTGAACTCCTTGATCTCGACGATGAGCCTGTCGGTGGCGCGATCCCAGTCGGCCTTGCGCACGTATTCCTTCGGGAGCCCCTTCTCCAGCTCCGCGAAGTCTCGGCGCATCTGCTTGATGTCGTCCCACATGACCCGCGCCACCCAGCCGAGCAGCCCGGAGAAGGCGAAGATCAGGAAGTCGAGGAGGCGCAGGCTCTCCATCGGGATCTCCCTACAGTTCCGAGTCAGCGGTCCAGCACACCGCGAGCTGGTCGGCGGCCGTCGTCGCCACGCTGTTGACGAAGATCAGGAGCTTGGTCGCGCTGGACCCCGAAGAGGCGCCGGCGATGTTCGAGGCCGCCGTCACGTTGCGGATCGTGTTCGCCGCCGCGACCGGGTTGTAGAGGGTCACGGTCGGCGCCTTGACCATCGGAACCTCGAAGAGCTCGCTGTGCACGATCGCGAAGGAGCCACCGGAGGAGTCCGCGCTGGAGGCGTGGTCGATCGATCCGGGGTTCGTGGCCGGCGCGGTGCCGTCCTTGAAGCTCGTCTTGAAGCGCCGGCCGCAGCGCACCAGCTCCTCGGCGAGCGGGCGGTTCATGAACGGGAGCACGATCGAGATCGGCCGCGCCTGCACCTCAGTCACGCGGAAGTTCTTCGTGGTGACCGCGCCGCAGTTGAAGTAGATCACGATCTCGATGCCGTTCGAGCAGTCGCCCATGGCGACGGACTCGTATTGCACCTCGGTCGCGGTGGCACTCGCGACACTCGTCCCGCCGTTGTTCCCGATGGCGGTGGTGGTCGTGAAGTCGTTGACGGCGTCCGCCTTGTAGACGTAGATCGTGACCGTGACCGCCGAGCCCACGTCGTGCAGCACCTTGGCCGAGAAGCTCGCCGTCTGGTTCTTGAACGCCTTGGCGTCGCGGCTCTCGATCCGGTGGCGCACGTAGATCTCGCCCGAGCCGGTGAGGGTCGCCCCGGAGACGTGCAGCGCGTAGCCCGTCCGTCCCACGGTTGCCGCCGTGTCCTGGGTGATCGTCCCCGCCCCCACGGTGCCGCCGGCCTTGACCGCGAACCCCTCGACGCTCCCGAACTGGTAGGCCGTGGACAGGCTGGGCACCGCGCGGCGCGCGACCTGCATGGCGCCATTGAAGACGGCGTTGGGCTCGAGCAGGCCGTTCAACTTGGCCAGGTAGTCGGTGTCCCCGACGTAAAAGCTCGTGTTGGCGGTCATCTAGTTCTCCGTGATGGTGAGGCGGCCGGTGCGCCGGGTTTCGATCCAGGTGATGGGCTCCAGGCTCGCCAGGTGCCCGTTGATCGTGTAGTCGCGCTTGTTGCGCCCCGTGCCGGTCGGGAAGACGGAGAAGAGCACGTCCTGGGCAAGCCCCGCCTGCTTCATGGAGTCCAGCACAACAGGCCTGTCGTCCTCGGTGATGAAGGCGAAGTCCATGTCCATCTCGTGCCAGCGCCCGCCGCGGTTGGCGCGAAGGCTTGCGCCCCGCGTGCGGACCTGCTCGGACGCCTCCACGGGGCGCAGGCTCACCTGGGCCGCGTTGTAGGCGAACTCGAAATACTTCCCGAGCCAGAGCCTGCCGGCCTGCCAATAGGGCGACCCGGAGCCGCCGAAGCCGGAGAGCGTGACCTTGAACCCCGCGCAGGCGGTGGCGGTGAAGAAGAGCGTGTAGGGCGCCTCGCCCCCGTAGGGATCGGTCGGCCCCAGCCCGAGCGGGTCCACGCCCCAGTCGAAGCTCCCGAGCGCCACCACGTCGAAGAGGTCCAGCACCCCGGAGTCGTAGACTTGGGTGGTCAGGTCCTTGTCCTGGTAGAGCTGCAGGCGGACCTGCCCGCCGTGGCCGTTGTGCCGGAAGAGCCCCAGGCAGTTGGGCTTGCGGCCGGCACCGCTCCAGTGCCCGCTGATCACCTGGGTGGCGAGCGAGGAGGCGCGCCAAAGGCGGTCGCGCATCGGGCTGGTGAGGTTGTCCACGGGGAGCGTGGAGACGGCCGCCGGCGAGGCGGAGAGGGTCGCGTCGTCCACGAAGTTGATGACGGAGAGGCGGGCGCTCATGGGTAGTCGCTCGTGGTGTAGTCGGGCGTGGTCTGGGTCAGGAGCACCAGGTCGATCGTCTGCGCGTCCAGGTCGACCACCTTGCCGGCCAGCCGGAAGTTCCTGCCGCCGTCCATGCCGTAGCGCGGATACGTGAGCTCGACCACGTCGCCGATGAGCCAGTCGAACGCCTCCAGCCCCACGCGGGCGCTCACCACCCGCCGCCACGGCGCCTGGTCGGCCACCAGCTCGCGGGCGACCTCGGAGCCCACCTTCGACACCGGCAGGCTGCTCTGCCCGTTGTGCAGCGCCGTGATCTCGCGGGCGATCCGCGAGCCGTCGTGGTGCGCCCACCAGGAGCCGGTGTAGGTCGAGGACTCCGCGTCGAACGTGGCGCCCACGCTCACCCGCGAGCGGTGCGGGCGGATATAGAGCGCCCGCTGGGTCTCGGTGAGGCTCGTGGCCAGCCCGTCGGCCTGCGTGGTGCTGTTGAGCGCGTAGCCGACGCTGGCGCCCCCGAACTGCACGGGCAGGTTCTCGACCTGGATCTGGTCGTCGATCTGGTCCGCGGTGAGCGTGCGCGTGGCCGTCTCCCCCGCGATGTCGGCCGGCGCCATGATCCCGGCGCGAACCACGCCGTCGTGGTCGATGGCGACCCAGCCGCCGTAGGGAACGAGGATCGCGGCCAGCACGTCGAGCAGGTTCTGGCGACTCTCGATGGCGAGCCCGCAGAAGGTGTATTTCGAGTCGTAGCGCGCCCGCAGCGCGATCTCGGCATTGGTGAACGAGTCGGCGTCGATCTCCACGTCCGGCGCCCAGGTCTCGATCAGCTCCTGCGCCAGCGCGAAAGGCTGGTAGCCCCCGGTGCTGCTCTCCCAGACGTCCGCGGTGACCTGCCCGGCGGCCGTCGTGGAGAGCTGAATCGTGCCATCGACCGCCGTGTTGTCCATGTAGCGGAAGCGCTTGAAGCTCATGGTCCCGGAGAAGGCGGTGCCGGTGATGTCCACGGCCGCCCCGCCGCGCGTCTCGGAGAGCTTGAAGTCGTTCGCGGTGAACCCCGAGGAGATCACCCAGTAGCGCCCCCCGTTAGTAAGGCCGCCGAAGACGGTCCCAGTGCTCGACACCTGCACCACGTCGTTCACGGCCAGCCCGTGGCCGGTGTAGCTGATCAGCTCGGTCGTGAAGTTCGCCGTGATGGCGGTGTTGTCGCCGGAGAAGAGCGCCGCATCGGCCACCGCCCCCAGCGAGACCCCCGAATCGCGCACGTCGGTCACGTAGGAGCTGGCGGTGTAGTTCTGGAGGGCGATGTATTCGTTGGAGGTCGCGTCCTTGATGCGCAGCGACAGGTTGTAGACCGCCCCGTAGACCCGCGGCGCGAGGCGCCCGGCCTCCGGGCCCGTGGCGATCACCTTGGCGATCACCGCGGCGTCAAGCAGGAGCCGGCGGTCGGCGACCTGCACCACGATCCGGCTCTCGTCGGGCGCGGCGATGCTTTTCACCACGCCGGAGAGGACCTGGCGGAACCAGCCCCGCGGCCAGTCCTGGTCGCCAAGCCAGAACGTGATGTCGCGGCCGTCGTAGACCAGCTTCAGCAGGAAGTCGATCGACCCGTCCCCGGCGGCGAGCTCGAGGCTCCCGAGCTGGAACCGGCCGTCGGGCCCCAGCGTCTGCACGTCGATCCCGGAGCCGAAGCGCCCCATGCGCACGATCACGTCGCGATAGGATCGGTTCGGGACGGAATCCGTGGGGGCGGTTACGTAGGGCGCGTTCGAGAGGTAGACCGTGCCCTCGGTCATCGCCCCGCCCGTCTCGTAGCCGAACTTCATCTCGGCGAGGATCACCTTCTTGCGGCGATCATCTCGCAGCCACGAGAGGAAGTCGGCGTCGTTCACCCGCTACCTCGGCTCGTAGGTGCCGGCGGTGGCGGTCGCCGGCTTGTCGCGGATCTCGATCAGGAGGCTCTTCACGTCGATCAAGAGCTCCGTCTGCGCGGACGCATCGGCCGCCATGCCCAGCGTCGCCCGCAGCATCTGCTCGTCGATCGCCAGCCGCGCGTCCACCCCGCTCACCTGGCCGGTGACCCGGTTGAAGATGTCCACGTAGCCGCTGGAGGAGGCGAAGAGCTCGCGGGCGATCTGCAGGTAGGTGTCCGCCGCCCCGCCCAGCCTTCCCGCGGCCCCGAGGTCGCCGCCCATGGCGAGCTGCAGGACCGACTCATACTGGCGCTGGGCTTCTGCCAGGCGCTCCTGCGGGGTGAGCACGGTGAGGTTCTGGTCGAGGAGGAGCCCGTCCATGAAGCCCCGCAGGCCCGAGCGCGCGCCGACGATGTCGTCGAGCTGGCGCAGGCGGGAGTCGCGCACCGATTCCTCGATGCGGCGCTGCAGCTCCGCCTGCTCCTCGAGGGCCGCGGACGTGTCCTCGATCGCGGTCGTGGCGCTGTCCGCGGACTGCGTAACCAGGAGGAACGCCGGCGCCACACCCATGAGCGTCGACCAGAGCGTCCGGCCGGCCTCGGTCGACAGGTCGATGCCCTCGACCAGCAGCCGGAAGTCGGTGAGCGAGGCGGGGATCTCGATCCCCAGGCTCGCGAAGACGTCGGTCACCTGCTGCTGAGCGCGGTCGAGACGCTCGGCGTCGGTGGTGAAGTTCTCCTGGAACCACGACCACGCACCGCCCACGCGCTGGAAGGTCTGCTCGAGCGTCTCCCCGTTGGCCTGGAAGTTCTGGAGCGTCTGGAAGTCCAGCCCGTTGATGTTGAGCGCCAGGATCGACATGCCGAGATCGGCGTCCACGAACGCCTGGGCGAGCTGCTCGGCGGTGGCGGTCAGCGGGTCGATCTCGTCGAAGATGAGCGCGATCGAGGCGGGCAGCTCGCTCGCCTGCAGCCCGGCCACGATGGCGCGCTGCGTCTCCAGCTCCATCGCGCGCTGGAAGTCCTCGTTGTCGCGGCCAGCGGTCGCCGTGTTCGAGTAGATGATGTTGCCGGCCGCGTCCCGGACCATCGAGGAGACGCGCGAGTCGGCCGTGCCCTGCGGGTCCTGGTCGAAGCCGAAGCCGAAGGACAGGCCCCCGGTCGTACCGCCGAATCGGGTGAGCGCGTTGAAGAAGCCGCCGGCGACCTGCGTCGTGAACTCCTGCATCGCCGCATCGCCGCTCGATGGCGTGAAGAAGCGCCCGTTGTCGGTGCCGGGGACGGTCGAGGTGCCGATGAAGTTGCCGGCGGCGTCGTAGTCGCCCATGAAAGAGCCGCCAGGCTTCGGCCCGCCACCGCGGCCAGCCAGGAAGATCCCCACGGCCGCCACCGCAGCCAGCACCCAGCCCCACACGGGCACGGCCGCCAGGGCGGAGTAGAGCTCCGCGCCCAGGCCGACCGAACTCAGCGAAGTGCCACCCGTCGCCACGATGCTCGAGGTGGTGAGCGTGCCGGCAGCTTCCGCGGCCGCCAGCGCGGAGGCTCCGGTGAATCCCGAGTAGATGCCAGCGCCGGCCGAGAACGCGGTCCCGAGCATGTTGCTGGAGATCGACCCATCGCCGAGACCACCTGCTGCCGCGGACCCCGCCGACCCCATCACTGACCCGCCAGCGGCGAGGTTCAGCACCCATCGCTTCGCGAAGAGCGCGATCATGTCGGCCAGCAGTTGCTTCACCCACTTCTTCAGGTTGTCGAAGGCCGACTTCCCGTTCATCACCAGGTCGGAGAAGAAGTTGCCGGCCACGTCGCCGATTTCGTTCCACACGGCGGCCTGCTGGCGGGCTCGCTCCTCGGCGACGGCGCGCTCGATGCGCAGGATCTCGTCCTGCTCGCGCTCCGTGATCTTGACCACGTTCTGCGCGAGCCAGAGCTGGCCCTCGTATTCCATCCGGCGAAGCTCGTCCTTCTGCTCGTAGTATTCCTCGGCGTTTTTCGCCATCGCGAGGAGGGACTCTTCGTCCTCCTTCTGCATGGCCTCGATGTGCCTTACCCACCCGGCGGCGTCCAGGTCGCGGAGGCGTCGATTTTGCGCAGCGACTTCATCGGCGGCTTTCGCATTCGCGTCCACGACCTTGCGCAGGTGAGCCATCGCGCGCTCGGTCTGGTCGGCCAGGCTGAAGCCGGCGCCGCCGCCGCTGCTGTCCGGCGTGATCGCCGCGCCGCCGGCGTTGCCGATCATCGAGAGCATCGCGCCGCTCATGTTCCCGTTCAGCACCGCGCCGATGGCCGCGAGCTTCTCCGTCCACGTGCCCTGCTCGAGCAGCGCCTTCAGCCCGCGTAGTTTCGCGGACAGGTCGTCGATCATGCCCGTGAAGAATCCGTTGTTGACCGCCTCGCCGCCGAGCTCGAAAAGCTCGCTGAACGCCTTGCGCAGTTGCTTCATCGAGCCCGTGAGCCCGGCGTTCATGGTCTCGTCCGCGCCGCCGATCTTCTTCTGCAGCGCCTCGATGGCCACTCCAAGCGCGCCGGCCTGGTTCCCCATGTCCATCTGCAGCTTGATCGCCGCCTCGGTTTCCTTGCCGAGGTCGCCGAAGTTGCGCTCCAGGCGCTTCAGGCCCTCGGCCGGGTTATTCAGCGCCTTGCCGAGCGTCTCGGCGGCCGACGAGAGCGTGCCGCCGGTCAGCGCCGCGTAGTCCGCGGAGAGCTTCAGCACCTTCTCGAGATTCGCCCCGCCGATGTTCCCGAAACGCAGGAGCGTGGCGGTGGCCTCGCGGAAGCCCTCATCGTCAAACGACGAGGCGCGCGCGAGCTGGTCGGCGAGCTTCGAGAGCTTGTCGGCGGTGTAGCCGGATGCGTTGCCGGTCGCGCGCAAGACCGCGTCGAGCTTGCGCTGCGACTGGGCGGCGTCCTCGCTCGCGCGGACCATCATCGCCATGCCGGCGGCGAGCCCAGCGAAGGACAGGCCCACGCCGAGCGTCCCGAGCACGCGGTTGATCTGCGAGACGGTGTTCTGAACGGTTGACCGGGCCGTGGCCATGTCCGCCTGTAGGCGGGCCATGTTGGCGATCAGCTGGATCTCAAGGGAGCCCGCTAGCACGGCCCGCTCCTCTTCTGCTGGGCCGCGCGGCGCGCTTCAGTCCACGGGCGCTTCATGGTTGCGGAGTGCCGAGCGCGCAGTTCGGCGCTGTGGGTGAGCGGCAGCCGGCGCGCCTTCTCCTCATCGGACAGGCGGCGACCTTTAAGAGCTTCTGCGATCTTCGCGCGACGCTCTGGCGAGACCTCCCGCCCACGCTGGGCCGCCGCGATCTTCTCCCGCGTCTCGGCGGATACGGGCCGCCCCTTGAGCCCTGCGGAAACCTTTGCGCGGAACTCGTCGGAGCGCTTCCGCCCCTTGTTGGCCGCGCTGATTTTGGCGCAGACCTCTGGCGACGGCTTCATGCCGACATGGGAGGCGCGGATCTTCGCGCGGGACTCTTCCGAGAATCTATACCCGGAGAGCCCCTCCCCGCCGTCCGTCTTGTTGCAGAGCGGGCATCCGTCGACTCGGTAGCGCGCGATCAGCTCGCGCTCATGGTCGAATGCGTCCGATTCTTCGGCCCACCGGCCTACGATCTCCACCGTCAGCCCGTGCTTTGCTACCGTGCGACGCCAGTGCTCATTGCGGCCGCGGGT